TGGGAGCAAAGTGCAGTTGATCAAATGAAGGGGAGCTGGAAAGATGAGGTAGCATTAATTGTCCTACTACTTCCAGCCGTTTTAGTATTCACGCCCTTACAAGAACATGTTCATCAAGGGTTTATCGCTTTGCAGGATCTACCGTCGTATTATCACAATCTACTTTACATTGCAATTTCAGCAAGCTTTGGTATTAAGGCTGGATCAAGCGCAATCGGTATGTTTAAGAAAAAATGAAAAAGGCACAAAAGAAAAAAGTT